TCACATACCATTACTGGTTGTATGTCATGTGGAGCATCGACTCTATAAGCAGAACCAGATACAACTGACTCAACGTGTTCTTCCCAGTTATAGGCAAGCCTGTTACTTATTAACTTATTTCTTCTTACTGCTTCCTCAGGGATAACTTGACCACTTGCTGTTTCATCAACTTGATATAGTGGTGGGAATATATCAAGATTATCAATTACACCCTCTCTCATACCCGCTCTCGTCCACTCAAGTCTAAACCTTTGAGTAGATACATACCCACCATTTAGTTCCCACTCATCACCAACCCAAAATTCAAAGTACCCCTCTCCATTTGATAGTAAGTTGATAGCACTTGTAGTAGTTTGGTGACCGACAGTAGAATTGGCGTAGATGTTCGCCTCTGTGTTTGTGTCATCAGCTAGATAGAATCTTATACTTACACCACCAATCGGAGTTCCTTCTTCATCTACTATATACTGCCAATAATGTACTCTTGCCATTTTTGTTTTCCTCTTTTATTATTTATGTTGAACTGCTACTACTTGAACTAGAGATTGATGAACTACTGCTTGACTCAGTCACCCATAGTTGTTGTGATCTATAATGAAATACTGTTTGTACTTCAGATGGTTTATATAACTCAGAGCATACTGAATAATATATTAACTCACCATCAATATTAAATAGTCCAACTTCTCTTATTGTCAAATCCTCACCTGTTGGTACAATGAAGTCAATATAATATGTTTCATCGTCTTTCCATAATCTCCAATAAGCACCACTAGCTGTAGGTGATTGTAAGTCATTGCTGATATATGGATCATATTCCTCTATACCACCATCACCTACTACCCAATAACCTAACCAATTTGGACACATGCCCATACTAGTCACATCACATGGATCATTTATTCTACCAATAACATTTCGCTGGAAGTAAAGCATGTATGCTTTACCTGATTGAGCAGTTACAAATGTAACAACAGTGTTATCTGAATCTGTAAGAACTACCGATAAAGGCTCAATGAGTTGATTGCTTGAGTCAAAGCACTGAATAATAGTACCATCTGTATTCATTTGATGGTTGATGTTCCAAGTAGTTGATGCAACTGTTTGAGTATGTGTATAATCTGCATTTCTTACAAATGCCTCACCTGTTTCAAGGCCATCCCATGTAGCATTGGTTCTATTTAAGTCTATTATCTCAACTGTTTCTGGATATGACTTATCCAGTGGAGCTGGTAAATCATAGAAGTTTATGACTGATCCATCTGGGTAACCACTTGGTGCAGTCGTTCCTAAACTATGAACAACCGACCAAGGATTTGTAGGTACAACTTGATGATACTCAAACGAAACATTTGGTATATATCCAGCAATACATGCGATTCCTCCAACTGGTTCACCAAAGGTTATGGTTAATGTATTTGGATCAGTTACTATTGCTGTATCCGGTACAATTCTTTCCATTGGATAAAATGAAGGCCCTGATTGTGGTGTCCAACACTGAATAACTATATGAGCAGCAGATAAATCATGGGTTATTGTCCAAGTTGTTGATGGACCATATTGAGTATATACAAACGCTACTTCACCACCCGATGGTGTAGGTGATCCACCTGATAGTAATTGAGAACCTGTAAATGCTGTGTTAAAGTAACCCAATGAGGTCAAAGGATATAGACTTTCTGGTTCACCTGTTCTATTTTGTGCTGCGGCAGGCGACAGAAGATGTTGATATTGTACATACTTATTGACTGGTCTTGCATACTCCCAGTTTCTTACTAACTCATCAGCATAGAACTGATTTAAAATCCAATCATCACCAAATCTATCACCGATTGGCTCTGAAGATAAATCAACTTCAACTATATAGTGAGGAGATATTACTGGATTACCACTTGGAGCGGCACTTACCATACTACAAGAAGGTTCAATTAGTGTATGAGTTGGATATGCGTCCCAATCTATAGTATATGGATTAGGTGTTGGTGCACCTGATGGATTAAATTGTGAATACCATGCGTCACCGGCACCACCACTTGGTGGTAGGTTATAAAATTCAAACCAATGGAAGTCTTTGGTACCAGGGAAGAAGTTAGGAAATTCTTTGAATGATGGTATATCACCAGCACCACTTTGACACCACTCATCCCATCTTTCATATACGTTTAACTTATTTGTTGATAGTGCGGTAAATACCTTATAGACAATATAGATAGCATTATATGTACCTATTCTTTTTAAGAAATAAACAAGATAGTCAACCCATTCTCTTAGAGTTAACTCATCTAATTCTATATTAATATCAATACCATATATTCTAGCAATGTATTCTAACCAACGTAAGTCTACCTCTTTGGCATCTAACATTGACCATAAGTACTTGGTCATATTGTATGGCTCATGGTTAATTTGATCGAACCATACGTCCATCATTTCAACTAGCCTCGGTGTTCTATTATGTGTTGGTATAGCCAGTTCCATGTAGTCTTTCATACCATAGAACTCTATGTTCCAAACACCTGTTCTATCTGATACAGGCCATATTTTACCAAAGTAGCAGAACGTTCTTTCTTGATTTATGTAATCTCTAAATTCTGGATTTTGCTCAGCTAGATATTCATAGAAGAAACTATCTTTTCTGAAGTAGAAGTCATTACCGACCTCAAATGCTGATGAAGCTAATGAGAAAGTTGATACCAACCCGGCATAAGCCATGTTAAAACTGTTACCATCAATATCTTGAATTATAAATTTATGAGCAACAAATCCACGTTGTGGGTTATCTTCCCAGAGTATTTCATAAACACCACCATCTCCAATTATACCTTTTTTGGGACCTAATAACCAAGAGTCCGGTAAACCGGTTCCTTCTCCTATTACTTCAGTAAAATAGTCTTTTAAAATCTCATAATTGCTATCACTAAATTTAGCCATTCAATTTCTTACTCCTCTTGGTAGATTCTAATGGTATCATCAGATAATACAGGGAACTGATTTAATCCAAGTTGTATAACTCTTAACATATTATCCATTGTTGAAACGGTAGAGTCGGGTTGTGTCCAATATGGGTAATTATTAGAAGTATTAGGTTGATAGATGAATTTATTTGAGTTAATATCTCTTAAATTTAAGTTTCTAATTTCACTAATGTTTACAAATTCATCATCGGTTGATACCTGAGTTGGGTCTAGTAGATATTCCACTACATCATTGAAGTCCATTTCGCTAAAGAACTCTTGGTTCTGTGGGCGGAAGAAGTAAATGAGTTTGTTTAATACATCCGTTTTGACGTCAATGAATGAAGCTAACCTCTTTATTCTTAATCCTATTTCAAATGTGAAATATACCAAATCAGGAATTACAAAAATCTCATAGGCTGAGATCATTTTTCTTGGTCTTAGATATAAGAACAACTCGTCTCTCCAATCACTATTGTATTCTAATGGGTGTAATATAGAACCACTTGTTGACCAATCAGTAGTAAGTGTATCGGCTGAAGTTGTTATTGTCGCAGTTCCCCAAATTTCAGGTATAGCAGATATATTAACAACATTATATAGTTCTATGCTACCAGATGGAGCAAATTCTTGTTCACCCCAAGCAGTCGCTCTAATAACATCCGATCTTGCTGATAGATTGGAATTGTAGTCATTCTCTGTGACATTTCTGAATTGTGCTCTAAGGGCTTGTTGTGAGTTAAGCTTTATTTCTGTTATAGTTTCAGCATCATCACCACCGATAGAGGCCGCTGACATACTCAATGTTATCAGGTCGTTGTCGACATAAGTGGTAGTAGTTTGATTCTCAATAAATTCGGCATCTTCAATTGTCCATATATCCGATGATGTGTCTGCTGCTATATTACCATCTGGTCCAAAGCTATCAAGTACTATTACATCTATAATATCCGCTGGCACTGGAACATTTCTTGATGAACTAAACTGTATCTTATTCCTTTGGTATCTATCATACACAAACATGTATACATCTTGATTAACAGGTGGGATTAAGTTTGTATAAAAATTACCAACTCTTTCCCATGGAAGACTCGCATCGTTAACTGTTAATTGAATAGTTGGTAAATCATCATCTAAATCATCATCATATGCATAATCTGTTGGTAGAAGTAACTCATCTTCAATCAAATCATCACCAGTGTAATTATCTATTGCTGTAACAATACCTTGTCTAACGGGTAATGTTAACTCTACACTTGGTCCGTTACAAGTGACTGTTACACTTGTAGTTGTGGCGAATTTAATTGAGTCACCATCTTCTGTTGCTCTGCCTGAGTTAACTTGTTTCCATGGTTCTACTTTTAATACATCACCACTGGTACACCCAGTTACTACTACTGTTAGGGTAGCTCGTGATCCTCTGACACCCTTTGGTTCATACCCAGTTTGTCTAGCTAACCTGTTCACACACTCATATATATCAGCAGTTTCCATATATACGTTCTTAGCTATTTTATTGATAAAGTAGGTGTTAACATCACCGTAATAAGCCATCATTTCAAGGATTAACGATATGTTTGATCCTTCAAAATCGAAGTCCCTATACACATCACTTAGTGCTAATAATTCCTTAAACTTAGCTACATACGTATTATAATCTATGTTTAGATAGTCCGGAGTGAACTCTTGTGTCATTGTATTTTTCCTCTTTGTTTATTATTTATCTTGAAAGGACGAAGTCAATTTTCTCAACTTGATCGGAACCAAGTACTACAAAACTCATTCTACATCTATACATTCCTTGATCTTCCCTTGGTTCTATGTCAAATCCAGTTACATCAATTCTATCTTCCCAAATTTCAATAGCCTCTAATATTCCTTCGGCTATTTTTCTAGCAGTTACTTCATCAATCGGTTCAAATAGTAGCCAAAATGTTGGAGATGCAAATGTTGGTATCATCCTTCTTGTTCCAGGCACTGTCCTTATAATGTTGTTTAAGCTATTTATTATTGCAGTTACGTCAGTATCAATTACTACATCACCATCGTTTTGTGGTTGCAGTGCATTGTCTACATCACTCCAAACATAGTCTTTTATTGCTACTGTTGCCATTCTGCTTTCTCCTTATCTTCTGACTGGTTGAGGATTGAGAGTAACCTTTCCTCTCTTTTTCTTTTCTACACTTGGCTTTATGAGTGGTTTCCGTCTTGGACTCATTATTTTTTCCGCCCTTGAATCGCTAGTAATAACCACTACACTCTCCGTCCTTTTTTTAGCTAGTATGAACTCACGGTTCCGCTCGTAGTACTTTTGATTGTATTCCTTGAGTTTCCCTTGTTCCTTATACTCATTTTTTCGTTTTTCCGCTAGTTGCTTAGCATGCTCTGTATTGTTATACTGACGTCGCTTATCTCTATAACAGGTAAGGCAATAGCACTGTTTTCCATCCTTGGAATTTTTATTCTTTCCGAACTGAACTCTTGGCTCGCACTCTTCGCATAATGGACATTCTTTACTCATTTTTAACTAGCCCCAGTATTAGATGTCGTCTGAGCAGCACTTAATAATTGTATTGGTACATCTGTTTGTCTTGGACCACCGCCTGGTGGATTATACCAGTGCTTATGACTATTATAAAGTAATATTGTAAGGTCGTTCATTAATGTTCTCAGTGTGCCCTGTGCTGCAAGACTTACTGTACCACCTGTTACCGTTGTCGTTGGTGAAATGATGGTTACTGTTGGTGCTGTTACAGTAGTTGGTCCAGTAGAGGTAATTGCTATATTACCTGTAACTGTCACAGTTAAGTTACCACCTATCTCACTGGTTACATTACCATCTATCATTTGGTCAACATTACCACCAATCTCTTGGTCAACATTACCATCGACTTCTTGAGTAACATCACCATCAACTCTTAACTTATCGTCACCATTTATCGTTTCACTATTGTCACCCTGTATATTTATGTTCTTATCATCTACTACAATTTCATATTTTTTATCAGTATTCTTTACTACCATGACTCCATTTGCATCTATCTCTATATAACTTTTTGATGGATGGTATAAATGGATTCTTTCTTGTCCACTGGTTGAGTCTAACTCAATGAGTGTACCACCATGTGTCTGAAGTACTGTGTTATTAGGATACTGTGCCGCATAAGGTGATTCGGGTTCATCCCAAGTACCACCACCTGCTTCAGAAACACCAGTAGTTCTGTTATCATTTTTGAACTCAACTGGTGTATCTTCTGTCACGCCTCTTGCTAATCTATCAACATCAGGTTCACCTAGTCTATCATTTAGTGGGTATACTAAATCGGGGTCTCTGAATCCTTTTGAGAAGTCACCAGAACTCGAATCGTATCCAACTGCTTGAAGCTGATCTTCTCTTTCATCTGAATCAGCTTCTAAACTAAACTTAGATTCAGGTATACCCGGCATTGATGCGAAGTACCTTGGTTGGGCTAAGTTATTAGATTCAAAGAATAACATTACATGAGAACCTTGAAGTGGTATGCCCCATATACCAAAACCACTTATACTACCTTCAACTATAGGTAAACACGGCTCTGCCCAAGGTAACTCATCTACTGGTATACCTTCATCAACGGTTTTCCTTAACTGTGAGGTATGGATTCCAAAAATCCTAACTCTTACACGACCGGCTTTTTCAGGATCATTGTTATCTTCAACAACGCCCCTGAAAAATCCCATCATCTTTTCAGTATCTGGTTTTGTATCACTTAATGGATTTTTAATCATTATATTCTCACTATAGCTCTTTGTCTTTCTTGTGTTATGTTCTTATTTATCGCTTGCATTAAATAACTACTATTCATTTTATGATAAGCATTCTTTATGAGTACTAATTTCTGTATATATGGGTAGTTCTGACCAGGCCCGAAGTGGTGAGTTACAGACTTTATTATATATTTGCCTTGAAGAGCTGTATTAAATTTCTCTTGTTTTAAATAGCTTGGCCAAGCTATCTGCATATGTTGGCCGGCGAATCTCTTTTCATTACCTTCAACTGTGATAGTCACTATGTATTGCATATTATATCTCTTAGCCCATTCGGAATAAGAGAAGTTTTTTAATAGGTCTTGATTCGGCTCCCCACATATAGAGATATTAGATGCTACATCATCAATCTTACCATATAAAGAAGTACTACCTAATAGCATTGTCCTATCTATACCCTCTGAGTATGTCAAGTCTTGTTCTAACAACTTCTTTCTAAAGAAATTATATCCTTTCCAACTACCACCCCTAACTTTAGCATTTGAGTTTCTATCCAAACCAGTCATTGTGTACTCAAGTATTTTATTTTGTACAGTCATATCTTGTGAACTCATTACATATGCGACTGGGTCTAGCGTATTGTCTACATCAGCAAGCAAATAGTTAATTGATTTAACATTTAATTGCATGTTTCTCTTTTGATCTTGTGTATTGTGATAATATAGGTAACCACCCTCACCACTTTTTACACTTCTACTTCTTTTCATCAGATAGTTTATAGCCATACGTGGTGACCAATATGGCATAACAAAATCCATTCTTGTATTGCTATCATCTACACTTAACTGCATGCTTGTTTTTTCTACAAGCATCATTTTGTTTATTATCCACTTTATCATATCTGTTGTGGTCTCTTGGACAAAGCTTCTACTATACCTTCTCAAATTTAAATTTGGAAAAAATGTGTCAATAAAGGTTATCTCAATCAATGCAGATTCTTGTGTTCTGCCACTTGCTGTCTGTTGATTTATTTTACCAACCTTCCATATATCAAACATTAACTCTCTGTCTTTACCATCTACACCATATATAATAATTACCTTTTCATTACCACTAAAACCACCGAGTTCTTGCATGCCATATCTATCTTGGAATGTTAACTTACCACTCATACAGTTTTTAAATATATCTTCAACAAAATAGCAAGACACTATAGCATCGGCATCTAATATGATAGGCCCTGTTTCCATGAGTATCATAATAGAGAAGATACCTTGCTTTAAAGTAGTCTGTTTATAATTCCATCTTTTGTCTTCAACCATTTATAGCTCCGATAGTTCTTCTAAATCCTTGGTAAGATTATAAACATACTGCTCTTTAAGTACTGTTATGAGTTCACCCGCATCCAGCTCTTCGAATGGATTAACTGTGTTATTCATAAGACCCAGTATCCACCAAAGCTGAGGTATCTCATATATCCTAAACGCTATATTATCCCAGAAGTCAGCATCAGGTACTTCAAATGTGTCAAAGAATAAGGTATCTTGAACTACATCAGTATTTACACGTGCCACTCTAAAGATGTTCATAAACTTAGTTTGTCTATCTTCATCTAGCAATATATTAAACAATTTGAGTTGACTGATGTTTGCTATCTGGTGACCAGTCAACTCAAAGAATGTTTTCTCTTTATAAGTTGTTACCGCAATTGTCTTTTATCCTCCATTATCCCAACTTGGACAATCTCATGGCAATTTCTCGTCTCAAATCACCTGAAAGTAGACCTTCTGCATCCAATACGTCAGAGACAAATCCCAAATTCCATGATCTTTGTCTGCTAGACATACTAGGCGTACTTCTACCTACTCTTAGTGGTTGAGTACCTCTATCACCAACACCTACGTCTCCATAAGCATTGGTTAATGCCATGGTACCTACGGTATCTTCTGACTCACCCATCATTTTCTCGTTTTCGGCTTGTTCTTTATCTGATTTCTTTGCAGCATCATCAAGAACCTCGTCGAAATCCTTTGCTGGTTTCTTGTAGGATTTACCTAAGTATTTTTCCATTTTGTCGCTCATTTCCATTTTTATCTCTCCTTGTTTCTTTTGTTAAGTCTTTTATATTTAGTATAATTATAGTACTTCTTAATCTGATACTTTCTTCTTAGTCTCCATACTCTACCCAATATAAATCCTCCTTTAATATAATAATTTTTACATATCCCCATATTGTGCTGGTATCATAGAGGCAACCATTTGAACGCACTTATCTTTGTCTGCCTCAGGAATAACTACCCACTCTGGCACATTTTCAAGAGCCATTCTTACTCTATTTTCAATAGATGCGGCAATCAGCGTCTCGTCTACTGCTTTACCCAAATAACTCTTCATGGTTATATTCCTCGTCTTTTGTTCCATCATTTTAAACAGTCCTCCTAATATATAATTACTACTATGTATTTATACCGTTTACTTACTTATTTGGATTTGATATAATAATAAAAAAACTATGAAAGGAAAAAACGATGGAAGTGATATTTGTAGTAGTGGGACATGCTGGATCACATGATGATTATAGATCATGGACGTCTAAAGGATTCCATAAGAGGAATGATGCTGTGTTATATCAACAGAAGTGTATTGATGAAGCTAATAGGATAAATGAAGCAATTCTCGAAATGGAAAGAAAGAGATTTACTTTTATTGATGGTGGTCTTGTGCCTGAAATAGATGATCCAGTTAATTATTGGACAGACGTTCAATCCTTAATAGACAGTAATAAGGTAGATGTTTATTTTGAGCATGATAATGATTTTGACTATACAATAGACGCATTGGAGATAGAGTGATGAACCCATTTAAGTGGTTAAAGGAAAGGTTAAAGGACGAGGAATATGTGACGAATGTCAAACTAGCTGAAGATGTGGGATTGACTTATCAACCTGAGTTATATAAGGATTGCACAATGAGGCCATTACCTCGTTTCTTGAATGCACATGATATATGGATGGCAGGCGGTTGGAGGGATAAGCAATGATATTAGGTATACCTTATATATGGTGGTTATTAGGTCTTGGTATTGTGGCTGTATGGCTATCAATGCCTAGCAAGAAGAAGGTCAATGATAAACATTTTGGTTTGTTTAATGATAGTGGTATTGCTGAAGGAGATATAGATGGATATATTAAATCACTTCAAGAGATAACCGAAATGGGGTGGGTTAGGTTAAGAGTTAATCCAGAGGACTTAGATACTGTTTTAAATATGGTTGAAGATTTGAAGATAAGTGTTTTGTATCAGTTCTTCCTTAGAGAACACAAATATGATATGCTATTTAGATGTCAGAAGAATAGATTAGAAGAGTTTAAAAATGGTGTGATTGACTATATACCTAAACACTGAATATTTTTATTTCTTCATTCTCCTATATATCATTATAAGCAACACGATAACTATTGTTCCCCATATCGGAAAACAAATATCACTTATAAAATCTATCCATTGTAGTCCGTGCGGCATTTTACCATCTCCAATCTGTGTGATCTTTAAACCAATCACCTATTTCACCAAAGAATATTTCCATCATTTTTCCTATGTCATGTGACATAATGAAAACAGCTATAAGTGATACTGGTGGGAGAATGATGGATATTATATAAAAGAACCACATATTGTCAAAATCCCATCCATCACCATGGAACATATTATTCCAATCTATCTTATATAGATAGCAAGATATAACTCCTAATACTATCCATATTGCTATTCCGAATACCCACCACATATCTTAATCCTCCCAACTATCAACCATTTTTTCGGCTCTTTTTAAAACGTCTTGTGGTGGCTCATCTGGTGTTGTCCCATACACCTTGCATGTGAGTATTTTTACAGTATCTATCAAAACAATAAGAGAGTCAGTTACTCTATTGATTTTTTCCTTTAAATCATCAAGCTCTGTCTGTAATGCGTAATCTCTTGGAATACGTCCGGGCGCCATATCAAACTCCTTTCAATTTTTCTTTCATTATATCAAATCCTGAGCAAAATGTAAATAATTGTATAAATAACTAATATAGACAAATACGTTTGGAGGATATAATGGAAACCGTAAACAAATACTTAATCAACGAAGGAAAAGCATCCAGCCTAATCAAAAAGACAGTTAAGTCATATCAGGATGCAGAAATAAAGATTGCACAGAAGTTTTCTAAAGAAATTCAAAAGGTCATTGGTGGGATATGGGACATAGAGGCATTGGAGGACTTTAGAGATAATGAACTTAGGAATCTTCCCATTTCAAGTGAATTAGCATATGCCTTGGATGACGCTATAGAAAGTCAGATAGAGAAGATATTCACAGAAGATATATAAGTGAAGATATTAAGAGGAATAGTATTTCCAGTATTAGGACTACTATTCCTTTTTTTGTTCCTCGCTATCTATTTTAGGTTTGACTTCATCCGTGAAATCTTCGGTTTCTAACCATATACAATTTAATCTTCCCTGCAATATATCAAATAACTCTTTTCTGCTACTCTCCGGGTAATTGTAAAATAGACAATTTGCATCGGCTATTCTTAGTGACCCATGTAGAGCATCTATCAATATACTCAATTCAAACATAGTTAACTTCATATTATCTCCCACTCCTTATCATCTATCCATTTGGGTCCAGGCAATATATCCACTTTAATGACTAAGTAATCTCGCTTATCATCATCATTAAATTCTCTTTGACACCCCGATGAACTAAATCCTTTATAGCTTTCCCAATTCTCATATTTGACTTGTCCAAGACATCCTTTACAATATAGTGATGTTGCATGTCGACAATGGTCAAATCCAATGAATTTAAATTGCTTGCCTGGTATTTCTCTTGTATTGCCTTCTTGTATTACAAGCGTATCACCACTTCTTATGATACTTTGAAATTCATCATTCCTCATATCTCAAAATCCCTATCACTAAACATATTATGTATTTTTTCAAATTGTCTTATTAATATTGATTTACAGACGTAGCGGTCACGATGATTTTCTAATGTGTCCCCACAATGAATACATATATCTGATAAGGCATATCCTACTGGTTCAAATGTCTTTTGTCTTCTTTCACTTGTACCACTCCAACAATGTATACCACTATGACCACCCCACGTTTTACCGCAATTGACGCAAGGGGCTCTTCCTATTGTATACTGTTTACTCATCATAACAAGAAGTCCTTATCATCCAATTTCAATATTCTATCTATCTCAAACCATGACTTATTGTATATATACGTATCATCACATTCATGGGTATAGCTATCATCATAGTGATTGTGTTGCAGGCCAATTGTGGCTATTCTCCTAAATTTATGATAACGGCCATCACCAAAATTCTTTAACATTTCATCATTTATATGCCACCATATTGTTCTACCGTTGGTGTATTCCCAATCACAAATATCATCTTCATCATATGGACGAGTCCAATCCCCCTCAGTATTCTCCTCTACTATCTGCTCAATAGACTTAAGTTTTCTTAATTCCCATTCTTCACTCATATCAAAAATTCCTTATCCTCGAAAAACTGTTGGCATCCCACTACTTCAAAATCTTCTCTCCTATAGTAATCACCACCAGACGCACCTTTCCTATATACAAGAGTATAGAGACTTGATCGTTTTTCAAATCTTTCCTTAACCCATGCCTCAAACGGCACTTTGGGATGTGGGTCATACGCTCTTTGCAATCTTTCTAATACATTTTTTATTGGACACCCATATGTCTTATCATGTACGAGCACTTTCGTTCCGGATTTTAATCTTTCACTCAATTACAGATTCTCCTTTAATGGATTATAAAGCTTATTTCCTGGCTTGAATAATATCTCCCATTTGTCCGTATACTTCAATTGCATATTACCATAATTTGTTATCCTTGCTCTATGCCTCTCAATGCTTCTTGCATATGTATATCCTCTAAACCAAGTTAGATATATCCGTTCGCAAAAAGTGAAGTCCTCTATTACGGCAAATCGCCTCTTGCCTATCTTTGATGTCATTCGTTGAAATTTCATATCTCTCCTATAAACACAATATTATAATAATCAGAATAAGACAAATCAACAATACCTGTGTCATATATAGAAATAGATTATGGGATGACTTATCCCGATGCTTCATATCCTCCATCATAATTCTCCATGACGTATAGTCAATGCCAATTCTCCTAAAGAATGTCCTATATATGTATGATGTTGATTTTAGAGACGGAGCAATCCAATATATCAATTTAGTCAAAGGACCCATCCACATATATGCTAAGTAATACAAATATCTAATCTTTAATCTTCTAGTCATTATATCTCCAATCAAAATTCCTTATTATTTTACTCAGTATATTAGGTTCCATCAACATCTCATATATCTGTTTCAACTGTATATCCTGAATCAACAAATGCCTGCTACTCTCTATACTATACTTAAATCGAATATATACTTCATTAGTTTCACTGTCGCCACCGTGCGCCCAGTTCTTATGCTCACATATTTCTAATACATCTTCTTGTCTTAAAAAGAACTTTTTTGATTCATCTACACTTGTTATGACAATCATCCTATTCCCCTCAGCTTATCTTTCATTTTGGTTTCTTCTGATTCAATCAATTTATATAATATGTTGTTATTTAACTTTTTAGTATATCCTCTAAAAAGTCTAAAATATACTTCTTCACATATGTTCGCTCCATCTATAACGACGAATCTTTTCAAAGGAGTAAACATGTCCCTTTTTTTACCAGTGTAATGCCTCATAATTTTCATATTCTCACCTTCCAAGGCTTAGTCGCCCACCACTTCTTAATATCCTTATGTAATTTCTTCTCATGCTTCTTATATAACAAGATCATCATATAAGGCCAACAGGTTACCCATGCAATAAACGTTGCTCCATGAAATGTAACATCCATGGCACATAAGCTCCATACAAAACCTATAATAAGATACACAACTATCAATCCCATCATATGAAAAACTCCTTATCATCAAATTTCAATATTTTATCATATTCCTCAAACCATGACTTATGATAATAGAATCCTTCCTCGCCCCTATGGGTATACTTAGGATGTGTGCACTCACAGTATTTGTATGCAACCTCGTTGCCAAATTTCGGGAGCATTTCGCGATTTATGATACACTCAGTCCATTCGTTTCTCCAGCCGTTGTTATGTCGTCTCCATCCATCATCTTCACGTAATACCTGTTCAAAAGGCTTAAGAGTATATGATTCATCGTATGTATATTTTGCCATTATTACTTTTTATCCTCTCTATAAAAATCATCAATCTTTTCACACGCTTCTTCCGAGCACATATCACTCAAATCAAGGATATGCTCTTCATCGTTTAATTCAAGGATATCCACCAATGACTTAATTGCAAAATCCATCTTATCAAGCCGCTTTCTGGTTTCCCAATCATACCATAAATCAAGTGCTACATACATCAATATACATATTATCAATGTTATTTCAAACATTATATTTTTTGCTCCTTAATCAATTTCCTTAATCGTTTTATCTCTATTTTCAAATTCTTATTATCGTCATCCAAATACCAATTACTCAATAGAAGCTTATTAATACGATCTTCATAAGCATTGATATCCTTACGCCACCATCCTACTGATATAATCAACATAATAGCAACGACTATTAACGCGATTAAAATTAACATATCCAATTATCCTTTATTAAATATTTGAATGTATTTCTTACCCATTCCTCATAAGAGAGTGATTGGATTATATAATCATCATAGAGTTGCTTGATCTTATCTGATTCAAGCAGTTCCTGTATAATTTGCTCTTTCTCTGCTTTAGTAATATCACTCATATCTATTTCCTGAGTTGTATAACTCTCTTAACATTTCATTTTCATTTTTCAATCCTTTGACTTCATTCCAATAAAAGGCGTTCCTTATCACGGATGCCAAAAGACCAATCCCAAATATTATTGTAAATGTTTCCCACATAACTCCTCCTTATTCAAACGGGCAATCATTATCCCGCTCACAATCATAGCAATATATATTCCTCACACCCGGCGTATCTTTACAGCGATATTTCCTATTCTTCTGTCGTTTGATCCATCTATATACGACAAAAGGCCATAAGAAGATAGCCCATAGTTCATGTGATTTTGTTATTTTATCATCTAAATAGAACCAAGTCCCAATAAGAATCCATACTGAAAATCCTACACAAGATAAGAAAAATATTGCGGATGTAGTCAAGCTTACCTTACCCCTTCCGCCATTTCAAATAGCGTATTAATCTCAAGCCAAATCTTCTTATTCTCCTCTTTTAATGCCTTATTGTCTTTCCACATTTTTTCATTATCATCTTGTAATACGGCAATAGCCTTCCATATCTCACTGTAGTCATATTTCAATTTCTGAATTTCATTTTCCACTCCCCATATTGCAAGACGATTCCATGCAAACATTCCCCATGTACAAACTAAAACTATCAATCCTAATAAGATCATTATATCCAATTTCCTTTCAAGACACTTATTAATTGAGCCTTTGCAAGCAGTAGACTAGCAACAGTACCAGCAACTACACTCCATCTATCAATACCCATATCCTTTTTTAATTGCCTTTCTGCCATTGCGACTTCCTTATCAATCAACTCAATATCCTTATATACCTGTTTAAATATTTCACTCATATCACACACACTCCTTATAAAAACGACACCCATAAGCCACTTCCCCAATAAAAACAATTATATGAGCAATATGTCCCATGCCCACTATCCTTCTCCAAATATTCTTTCCCACAATAAACACACTTCTTCTTCAATTCTTTTTTATCATCCATATCACTTATTATAACCCCTTCTATTCATTATAAATTTTAAACCATTACCCTTACCACTAGCCTGAATCACAAATAATGCAAAGAAGTGCCTTAATCTCGAAAAACCCACTTTAAGATATTTCCCTATATAAGTGTTCATAATTAAATTTATCCAATTCTTACTCATTATAACATAAGAAAGAGTAGATGTAAATTAGAGGATATGTGTAAGGATATTAGGGAGTTATAAAGGAGTTAAATGTCCTTTAGAAAGGCTTATAAGGTGAGGTTAATAAATTCTGTTTACGTTCTTTGTGAGTGTGGATATTAAGGATTGACTAACAAAGGAGTTATTTCTTATCTTTTCCGTATCACACTGATTCGTCACCGGAAAGCCTTATATACAAAGGCTTAGGAGGGGCCGATATATACACCTCGCGAAATTTCCGGCCGCGCTTGACAAGAGCGCCGGAGAAGTCATTCTTGACTAGAAGCACTCACCGCAATGACTAGTAGTACTTGCTATCAGGTATCCCATATGGACAAATTTCCCATATTCAGCTTATATACGGTCCATATTGAATAAATCTTGTTCATTCACTAAATTTCATTCATTTAGTAGCTGAATCGCGTTCATTAGTGCCTCCCGGGGGCAAAAAGTGACTAAAATAGGCAAAAATGAGTCAAAATGCCCGTTTTTGCCTGATTTTGAGTGATTTCGGGGTATTTGAGTGATTTAGGCCACATGTGCCTCTATATGCAGTGCTTAGCATGCTGCTCGCTGCAAGCGGGAATTGAAGTCATTATGACTACATAGAGGTATTATGACTATATGGGGCTCGATTTGCCCCTATGGGGAGAAAGAGTACTATATAAAATTTTGTTAGTATGTGATTTTTGAGTGAAATGAGTGACTTATGACTGTAAAAAAGCGAGTAGGGGGCAAAAATGTTGCTATGGCAAAAATGTATTGGGTCCCGGGAGACTATGTATAAATCCTCCTTAAGCGCGCAAACCACACAAGTACCTGAAAACGGCTCCAGAAGTGAGATTTTAAAAATTTTTTGCCGGGGCGTTTTCGCAATCACTCCTGAGAATGAGCGTATGTGGGTATGAGGATTCTCTATTCGCGAATCCCGAATCTCAACTAATTCTTTGTAAATAGGAATGTGTTGGAATGTGGGACATTCAGCTTCTTTACTGTATATGGGAATTTCTTTGCTATCATTTTTGAAAATGTATTGTAGAGTTTAATTCGGGATGGTTCTTTAGCTGAGAAGTAGAAGGCCATTGGTTTTTCCTTTTTTATCATTAACTTAAGTGAGGTCGCTACACCCGAAAAAACTTGGAGTGCTCCTTTGGTACCCATCAACTGATTTATACCCCACCTATCTTTGCCTGGATGTTTACTTATATTGGAAAACTCAATTTCCCAGGCGTGTCTGTCTGGAATGAAATCCTCATTATCCTCTGGATAACCAAATATATCTTCATAGAAGTACCCATTTGCTTCAAACTCATACTCTTCCTCACCTACATTAAACTTAGTGGTGAACTCCGATGGATAATCCGTTATATCTTTGACTGGATAATTTAGGTTTAACTTTTCAACTAAGTAATTCTTTAACCTCATACTAACTCCTATTTAGTGAACTGATAGACCGTATCATCAAAACCTTTTTGACTATCTAACTTGTAGTTAAGTTTCTGGGATATTATCTTTGCCAGTCTATTATAGAGCCTTACCCTGCTTGGCTCATCTGCTGTAAAAAAGAAGGAATCAGGTTTCTTCGCTTTAATGAATTGCTTGAAGGCAGAAGCCACCCCTGAGAAAACCTTCAAAGAAGAAGTACCAGCGTCACCTGTAATATCAGTATGTCCAGCGGTAAGTACTGTATGTTTAGTCATATTCCAAAAAGTTATACCCCACTCGGCGGGATGTTCGGCAATATCTTCCCAATCTTCATCATAGGATGATAAGTCTGCGGCAAACCTATAATCTATATCACCTACCTTGAACATAGCCTGCCATGTCATCCTGTTATTCGCTGTGACCTTTATAGGTGTATTCAGGTTTAAACTTTCAATTAAGTAATATTCTTCCCATCTGCCCATCTTAGTTCCTTATGAATAAAAAGTACTTATTCGCTTTATGTGTAAAATCCTTCATTGTGTATTTGCCTGAGATTTTCGTTATCATCTTAGCGAATCTGGAGTATAGTTTTAGTCTGGATCGTTCTTGAGCCGAGAAGGAGAAGTACTCGGGACGCTTGACTGCGAGGAATTGTTTCATACACGCTGCAAGAGCCGAGAACACTTCTATGGCCTTTATGCCTTGTTCGCCTGTTACCTCGTATTGGCCTGTGTCGGGTTTTCTGACCATTGAGTCCTGGCGGAACTCGATGTTCCAGATGATAACGTCCTTGTCGTATGTGAAGTCATATCCCAGTTCAGCTTTCATTTCTTCACTGTCCCTGAGGAAGTACTTATCGGCGATGAATGTGTATTCGAGTCCGTTCACATCAAACTCGATTTCATAGGTGTCCCTTAGGTCATAGGTATTGGAACCTTTGAGTTTGTAGTTAAGATCGAGTTTTTCGTTTATGTACTTTTTTAGTCTCATATTATTAGTCTCATATTATCGGTAACATGAAGTCTTCAGCTTCCACACCGTTAACAAAGATTGCTGGGCCGTCGAACCATACTTCATTCATTTCAGAACCCTTGTATGCGCCCGGTTGGCCTATCTTGAAATTAGTTGGATTGTATATATCCACGACTGACTTATAGAAGTCGCCGTCATAGTACTTCAGTGTTTTCAGAGAACGGTTCAGATCGGGGAGTACTTCTTTTACATACTCCACACCACCGAGGGATTTGAACCACTCATCCGTTTGTTTACAGGCTTTCTTAAATTGTGGTAGTGATTTATCATATGGCTTGCCTTGTTGGCCTTGGTTGAGCATTTTGTTTATGAAATTATTGTAGCGATTGGAAGTGATTCCTACAGTCTTTAGGACCGAGAAAGAATCCCATATATCCTGGGATTTACAGACACCCACCTTTACTCCATCGAATGGAAAAATAATAAAGTAACTTGCACTTTTATATGGTGGCTCGCTTTTTATTCTGTATGAACCTATGACTTGTCTTTTAGGGAATCCTTTCCAGGTTGGGTCATCGTTGATTATCAGAGTGTAGTAGTTGAAAGAATTACGGGAGAGCCGATCTGGTAATTTTGAAGCATCAAGGAAACCATATGGAATACTTGGCGCATGGTTAGCATACCTTTCGATCCATCTGTTTTGCCTGTAGTCATTGAGTGCTTTTTTGCATTTTGACTTCACCATGTCAATAGCTTGATTTTGTTTAATCTTTTTGACTCGGCTGCCTTCTTGATCTTCTATGTTCTGAAATTCTGTTAAGTATTGGGTTAATCTCATAATACCTCATTACTTGTTATTTTTGGCATAGTGTTTTGTGACAAATCTATCCAGTGTTTTGGCTGCCTCATGGAAATTAACATTCGTTAATAACTCAATAGCATATGCTGCTGACTTATATATATCATAGTCAAGTTGATTAGACAACTTTGGAATTGATTTTAATGCTGGATCATTCCAATAGTCTTTCATTTCAAATTTATATGCTTCGTTTAGTACTTTTCTTAATTTCATATTACTCCTTTATAGTCCCGCCCTTTTGCTATCTGTCATGTTTATATCAGGTCCGAAATCACCCCACTTAAAACCTGATTTTTTAATTGAATCTACTTCTTGAGTTGTGATAATAGACCAGCTAATTCTCCTTAGTGATCTTTTCTTTGTTGAAGTCTTAATTACTGGGTGCTTAATTTTCCATAATTCCATTCGTCTAATCTTACCTGATGGAAGGAATGAACTA